GGCGCGTATCAGTGTTATGCTATAACAAAGCACCAGACAGGGCCGCGCAATGAATCTACTGAAACGATTGTTCGGAACGCAGGAAATCAAGCAGAGCACAACCGGGGCCGCTATGGTGATGACACCCGGTCAAGCGGCATGGTCTAACCGCGATTATGCCGCGTTTGCTGATGAGGGGTATCGGAAAAACGTCGTCGCATATTCTGCAATCAACAAGATTGCGGATGCGGTGGCGTCGGTTCCTTGGGTGGCGTTTCGCGGCAAGGTGGAATTGCTGGAGCATCCCATCCTAAAGCTGATCCAGAACCCAAACCCTATGCAATCCGGCGCGCAGTATATGCGAACGAAGGTCGGGTTTTATCTGCTATCCGGCAACGGGTATGAGGAAAAGGTTACAGCCGGTAACACGGTGCGCGAGCTGTATCAGCTTCGCCCTGATCGTATGCAGGTCATCCCTAGCGCAACGGGCTTTCCCGAGGCTTTCCAGTATCGCTACAACGGAAAGATCGTGCGATGGGACGTTGACCCCGCGCGGATGGATTGCGACGTGCGGCATATCAAGGCGTTCAACCCGCTGGATGATTGGTATGGCCTAAGCCCCATTGAAGCGGGCGCATATGCCGTCGATCAGAATAACGAGGCAATGAAATGGATGCAGGCGCTATTGCAAAACAGCGCTAGGCCGTCCGGGGCGCTTGTCACCAAAGACGACAAGGAAATATCGGAGGATCAATTCTCAAGGCTAAAGGCGCAGATTGAGGATCAATATTCAGGGTCTCGCAACGCTGGTAGGCCGATGCTGTTGGAGGGTGGCCTAGCGTGGCAACAGATGGGCATGTCGCCGGTTGATATGCAGATCATCGAGACCAAGTATTCCAGCGCCCGAGACGTTGCCCTAGCGCTTGGCGTGCCACCGCAGCTAATCGGCATCCCCGGCGATAACACATATGCGAACTATGCCGAGGCGCGATTGGCGTTCTGGGAGGATACTGTCATCCCGCTTATCGACATGATCGCGGATGATTGGAACGCATGGATTGCGGATGCTGAGGGTATCAACCTGCGGCCTAACCTGGACATGATCCCGGCCATTGCCGACAAACGGCGCACGCTCTGGGATATGGCGGACAAGGCGACGGACCTGACGATAAACGAGCGGCGCGACATGAAAGGGTATGAGCCTATTCAAGGCGGCGACGTGCTGTTCGTGCAATCAAGCATGATCCCGCTTGCAATGGCGTCAGAACCGATTGATCCCCTGCCCGCGCTATCCAATGAAGCGATCAAGGCATTTACATATGGTTAGGCGGCTTATTGATCAGAACCGCCAGCGCGAATTACGGCGGCAGACGCTATTGCTCGAACGGATCGAGCGGCCATTAGAGCGGCGATTGCGGTCTGAGATATCGGCGGCAATGGCTGAGATGATCAGGGTTTGGGAATTGACGGGCATTGTGCCAGCCGTGCAAGATCATCAAACGCGGTTGGCGGCATTATATCAGGCAATGGCGATTGCGGCTGTTGCGGCGTTCGGGGCGCGCGTGATGGATGCTGGCATGGGCAAGGCTGCGCCCTACACCCTTGACGGCGGCGCGTCGTTTGCCTTTGCGCGCGGGGCTGGCGTCCGGGTCGAGACCAAAGACTTCGCCGCGACAATGACCCGGCTGGCGCTGTCCTATGTGGGGCAGGAACTGATACGCAGGCGCATCACAGACGTTGCGGAAACAACCCGTTCCCAGATCGTCAGTGCAGTTGCGCGAGGCTATTCGGATGGCTTGGGGCAGAATGAGATTGCCCGCACCATCCGCCCGCTCGTGCCGCAGATGGCCGGGTATCGCGCGCGCATGATAGCCCGCACAGAGACGCACGGCGCGGCAAACTACGGCAGCACAGCGGCGGCTGATGAGACCGGGCTTAGGCTGCAAAAGGAGTGGATCGCAGCGGAGGATGAACGCACGCGGACCACTCACGCGGATGCCGATGGGGATGTGGTGGGCAAGGATGAGGCGTTTGACATTGGCGGATCGAGCGGCATGTATCCCGGTGATCCGTCATTGCCTGCCGAGGAAGTCATAAACTGCCGGTGCGCAATCGGCTATATCGTCATTGACTAGGCGCGCGGGATGCGCCTAGGGTGTCAGTGCGGATAGGGTTAGCGCCCGAAAAGCTGGACACCCACCCAGCCTGCCGTTCATCAAGTGGGCCGTTTGGGAGACGGATATGAACATCGAGCAACAAATCCAAGACGCATTGCGCGTTGAAATCGAAAAGCAGGCGCGGGCGCTTGTGAAGAAGGCAATGGTTCGCGTGCTCAAGAGCGCAAAGGCTAACTCTGCGGTTTTGGCAGGGGTCGAGAAGAAAGACCATGCAACGGAGACGCGAACGCAAAGGCTTGTCGCGAGCTGTATGTCTGATGATGTCGCAATGCGAATACCAAGCGGCGATGAACCTTATTTGCTTAAATAGATGGAAAAATGGCGAGACATTTCGACTGCCCCTGTGGTCGACGATACCGTTTGCATACTTACGGAGTTTGGCGAAGAATTGGGGTGGCACGATAGGGACTGGATGGAGCCGGGCGAATACGCGACGGATGAATATTGCGATCCAAACTACCTTTGCGAAGGATGCACCAAGCTAAGGTGCAGGCTCAGGAAGCCAACCCACTGGCACCCTACCTAACCATCAAGCCGCCCTTCGGGGCGGTTTTCCTTTGCCCACGCCATGCACTAGCGCGGCGTTTTGTAATGTGATAAAGTAACCCAACAGGCAAAGGGCACGCGATGACAATGCACATTAAACACGCGGCTTTCGACATGAAACGCGCCCCGGATGACGACGGCGTGTTCGAGGGCTATGCCAGTGTTTTCGATGTGCTTGATCTGGGAATGGACGTTGTCGCGCCTGGTGCATTTACCAAGTCGCTGGCGTCCGGGCGGCGCGTCAAGATGCTGTGGCAACATTCAATGGCCGATCCTATTGGCGTCTGGGATGAGGTGCGCGAGGATGAGCGCGGGCTTTACGTTAAGGGCCGGTTGCTGGATGCGGTTCAAAAGGGCCGCGAGGCTATCGCGCTGTTGCGGTCAAAGGCGCTTGACGGCCTGTCTATCGGCTTTCGCGCTCTGGAATCCGTGCCAGAAGGCAACGGGCGCGTGCGCAAGCTGACGGAAATCGAGTTGCACGAAATCAGCATCGTGACAAATCCGATGCTGCCGGTTGCTGTGGTCACGGATATCAAATCCGTCACGACCGAGCGAGAGTTTGAGGCGTTCCTGCGGGATGCAGGTTATAGCCGAAAGGAGGCCACGGCGCTATCGTCGCACGGCTTCAAGGGCCTAAACGACCTGCGGGATGCTGGTTCGGATGATGGCGATAGCGGGGCCAAGGCCCTTTTGCAATCATTGGAAAAACTCAAAGGAGCATTCCATGTCTGACGAAATCAAGATGGCCGTTGATGCGGTCAACAAGGCGTTCGGCGAGTTCAAGGATACGAACGACGCGCGCCTGAAAGAGATCGAAGCCAAGGGCGTGGCTGACCCGACCATCGAAGCCAAGCTGGTAAAGATCGAGGCCGATCTGGACGTGGCGCAAAAGGCCATTGACGATTCCGTGCTGGCGTTCAAACGCTCTCAGCGGATGGTCACAGATCAGAACGGCAACACGGTGGATCTGGACGCCAAGGCGCAGGAATGGGCGGCGATCACGTCTGCGGCCTACAACCAGCGCCCGTTCGACATGAATGCCAAGGCTATGGACGAATACAAGGCGGCGCACGCGGCCTATGTGCGTAAGGGCATGGACGGGCTGTCTGTGGACGAGCGCAAGGCCCTGTCGGTTGGCGGTGACGCGACAGGCGGCTTTGTGGTCTATCCCGATATGTCCGGGCAGATCGTTACCAAGGTTGATGAGACCTCGCCCATGCGCGCCTATGCGCAAGTGCAGGTCATTAGCACCGATGCGCTCGAAGGTCTGTTTGACCTGAACCGCGCCGGGGCCGTTTGGGTTGGAGAACTTACCGCACCGGGCGAAACTTCCACGCCTGAACTGGGCAAGTGGCGCATCCCGGTTCACGAGTTGGCGGCAATGCCAAAGGCATCGCAGAAGATCCTTGATGATGCTGCGATCAATATGGAAAGCTGGTTGGCGGGCAAGGTAGCGGCGGAGTTTGCGCTGGCAGAAAACACCGCGTTCGTTGTCGGCAACGGCGTTGACAAGCCGCGCGGGTTCTTGACTTACCCGGCTGGAACGACCTTGCCGGGGCAAATCCAGC